TGGGTGAACTTGGAGGTCTCTGGAAAAATGTTGCAGGTCGTTATGAGATAGACGGTAAGAAAGTCTATGCAAAAGCAATTTATAAAGATCCAGAACAATACTTTACTCCAGAGGTAATGGAGAAACTTGATGAGATTGCTCGTCAAGAGTTTAGTTATGGATTATGAATGTACTTGACTTTGTTTTAAAAATTGATAATGTATTACCTAATGAAACTTGTGATGAACTAATCAAACTTTTTGAAGAAAGTCACTACAAAAGTAAATTGAAAAAAGGAGGATATCCAAACTGGACTAATCTTTGGATTTGTGAATATCATCCTGAAGTAGAACAAAAACTTCAAAATGTATATACGGCAATTGTCAATAGTTATCAAAAATGGTTAGGTGAGTATGGTAATTATTTCAGTGCTAGAGTTTTTGAATTTGAAGGAACCAATATGAAGAAGTATGTTGGTGGAACTGATGACATGTATAAGAGACATGCTGATGTAGGGTCAATTAACACTAGTCAAAGATTCCTTGCGATGCTATTCTATCTTAACGATGATTTTGAAGGTGGAGAGACTATCTTCTATCCTGAGATGTCGATTAGACCAAAGAAAGGGTCTGTAGTAGTATTTCCACCATATTGGATATTCCCTCATGAAGGCACCCCTGTAATAACGGGTGAGAAGTATATTATGTCAAATTACTGTCTTTGGAATAATGGATAAAATTGAGTTTTTAATTTTAAGAAACCTACTCTTTAATGAAGAATACCTCCGTAAAGTTATTCCTTTTATCAAGGCAGATTACTTTGAGGAGACAACTCAGAAAGTAATCTTTGAAGAGATTTGGAATTTCGTTCAGGAATATAATCAAGCAACGACAAAAGAAGTTCTCTGTATTGAGATTGAAAAACGTAGTGATATTAATGATTCTACGTTCAAAGAAATTACGCAACTGATTAGTTATTTGGAAGATGTTTCAACTGACTATGATTGGTTGTTAGATACTACAGAAAAATGGTGTCGTGATCGTGCTATCTACTTAGCACTCATGGAGTCCATTGCTCTTGCAGATGGAAAGGATAAAGAAAAAGACCGTGATGCAATCCCTAGCATCTTGTCAGATGCTTTGGCAGTTTCATTTGATACCCATGTGGGTCATGATTACTTACTCGATTATGAGGCAAGATATGAATCTTATCATCGCAAAGAAGACAAGATCGAATTTGATCTTGAATTTTTCAACAAGATTACGAAAGGTGGTCTACCGAACAAAACGCTTAATATTGCTCTTGCTGGCACTGGGGTCGGGAAATCTTTGTTTATGTGTCACGTCGCATCTGGAGCCCTCCTCGATGGAAAAAACGTATTATATATCACGATGGAAATGGCTGAGGAGAAAATTGCGGAGAGAATTGATGCTAATCTTCTCAACGTCCCTATCCAGGAGATAACAGATCTACCTAAGGTAATGTTTGAGGATAAGGTGACAAAGTTGGCACAAAAAACTCAAGGCACTCTTATAATTAAAGAGTATCCAACTGCATCTGCACATAGTGGTCACTTTAGGGCACTTCTTAATGAACTTGCACTTAAGAAGTCATTTAGACCTGATATTATTTTTATTGATTACCTTAATATATGTGCTTCCTCACGATATCGCGGTAATAGCACTGTCAATTCATATTCATATATTAAAGCAATTGCAGAAGAACTTAGAGGATTGGCTGTTGAAGCAAACGTCCCTATCGTTTCTGCCACGCAGACCACTCGTTCTGGTTATGGTAGCTCTGACGTTGAGCTTACTGATACCTCTGAGTCCTTTGGTCTCCCTGCTACTGCTGATCTTATGTTTGCCCTTATTTCTACAGAA